AAACCCAGGTTTGTTTTTGAATGCCAACAATAGTTTGTTTACAACAAACCCTAGTAACATCTTATTCTTTTGTAATGACTTATCTTTATCAAATCTAAAAAGATAGTTCACAACGTCTTCAGGTGTAATATCCTGTCTTGCGAAATCGGCTGAGTCGACCGTGTTAATCAATAATACATCGGATGAAGGGAATAAATCTTTTGGAGAAACTATCTGAGATAGAGTTTCAACATTTGATCTGGCTTGTCTAAACGAAGTTGATGCACCTTTTTCAGCCCCAACCTGTTTATCATGATGATCTGTGTGAATCTTGAACATTGGTTTACCATGTGCGAAATCAACCAAAACTGGCATTACGTCACCCTGAGCGTCGTTCTTCTTAACCGCGAACTCTTTATCACCGTATTGTATAATGTGAGAACCAACTACTTTAATACCATTGTCTTCAAGGTATTTTTTCATTGCAATTGCAGTAGTAACACCATCTAAGTCTTGGTGAAAATAAATTTCAGCTTTAGGGTATCTTTTCCTTAAATCTGAAATGTCTCTAATACCCGACTCTTTAATTAATTTTTTCATTTAGAATAATGAGTACCACTTCGGTTTGTAGGACAACCAAATTTTATACCATTGAGGTTTTTTCAATTTCAATGCATTTTCTGTATCTTCACCCCAAGTTCCGTCCGTTGGGATAACACCCAAAATATCTTGAAGTTTCATAATCGCTTCTTCTGTTTGAGAACCAGCACCTGTTTTTCCGTCCGGTACTAACTTAGCATTCATTACTTCTTTATCGTTCAAGAATTTTTGAATCGCTATAGTGTGTTTTCTCTCCTCACTTTGTTCTGATATAACTCTTCTTACTATTTTTTGTAAGTCTGATTCTGTCAATCTTATAACTTTCTTTCCCATCTTTAACTTTTTAATGTTAGTAAATATTTTAATTTGTTGATCGATGCTAAAATTTCATCTCTGATATTCAATAGATCAGTATCGTACTTTGTATCCAAAACTTCTGTCATTCCAACTAAAAATTCAACAATCCCATCAATAAAATTTTGTAGGTTGATCGATTTGATGTCTTGGAAAGCAATAACAAATTCAGATTCGAAACTTGGTCTACCATATTTTCCCATCATCGCCTCAGTGAATGTATCTATGTGATCACCAATTGAATCGTATAAATCGCCATAAGCTCTGTGTTTGGCATCTCCAAATGTTTGCCAATGTAAGAACCTAAACTGATTCTGTATTTGTACTAATTTTAAAATTATTTCTTCTTTCATTTTATAATGCTCCTTTCAATGTTGAACTCAACAACCATGATAATGGATCTAATGTTGGTTTTTCTTGCGGTTTATCTGTTGTTTGTGACGGTGCTTGTGACGGTGCTTGTGTTGATGCACCAGCTTGTCTGTTTAAGAAATTTTGAGCCGCTGATTCAGAACCAAAGTCTTCTTCAGCATATTGTCTCGATTGATTCGTTTCATTATAAGCTTCAATACTTTGTTCAAATTTAGCATCACCTAATTGCTCTTGTAATTCATCAGGTCCAACAAAATTTGCTATTCCCAAAAAGTCTAAAAGTCCTAAATACCATTTAGTCTTCCTCATGAGAGCTCTTACAGATCTATTTCGACCCATTAGTTGTGGCATTCCACCCCAAAATGTTTTCCAAGAAAGTATCTTATTTCCCGTTCTATAACCTGAAAATATTCCAGGAGTTTCCTTTGATAATTTTATTAAATCTTCTAACTGTGCAATTTGGTCTTTCTTACTTAATCTTATTAAACCACCAGAACCTGCTGGAATTCCTTTAATTTTAGTTGCTAAGTCAGCCGCCTGAGTTCTAACTGCTTTTCCTTTTGCTGCACCTTTAAACAATTGTATCCATTCTAATAGAGTATTTTTAAACCCTTTAAGAACTCCTCCTGGCATTGCAGTAATAAGTTGTTCTAATTTTGGTGCCAATTTACTTATTTGTCTTGTAAACCATCCAATCAAATCTCCTGAAGCAGATAATTTAGCCAATTCCTTGCCCGCTTCAAGAGATTTACCATCCTTGGATAATTTCATCACTTTGTTCAGCGCCTTTGCTGAAGGTTTACCCGCCTTCAATGCATACAATACAGGTTTAGCAACCACATCACCAGCATATGGAATAGCACCAACGAAAGATAAAAATCCAAAAAGATATTCGCCCTGAGTTAAGTAAATAACCCCATTCAATGTATCTGCAATACCTGTTGGATCTAACCAACCAACTATATCTAACACAGTATTATACCAAGCTTCATTAAGTTGATTACTTTTCAGTTTCTTAATTGCTTCGTTCAACTGTTTTTCTTTATGTGGATGAAGAACCTTGAGATACTCTAAAACAAATAGTTTTTGAGTCTTATTAATGGTTTGCCACTTCTTATGTATTTCCTGAATAACCTTTTCTCTTTTTAAATCAGAGTTGATCATATCAAGTTGTTCTTGTGTAAGTACTATACTCGGCATGTAATTTTTTATTTATAAATATCCATGGAGCAGAAAAAAAGGGTCTTACGACCCTTCTTCAAAATTTAATTTCGTTTGTTTTTTCTTATCCACAAATCCCTGAACCCTTTTTCTTCCTATCTCTGTGTAATTTTCTGACAGTTCGATACCAATCCATCGTCTATCTAATATTTCAGCCGCCACACAAGTTGTTGCAGATCCTGCAAATGGATCAAGAACAATATCATTTCTATATGATAGTATTTTAATTGCTTTAGTTGGGATATCCATTGAGAATGTTGCTTTAGTCAATGACTTTGTATCCGCGAAATAACCCCACTGACCGTAAACCAAATCGATAAATTCTCTTTTTTGTTCCTCAGTATAAGCTTTCTTTTCTTTACCTTCTTCAGTCTCAACTATAGTTGGTACCCACTCAGGTTCTCCCTTAACAATTTTGATGTGATGTTTCTTATAAGCGAGAAGAACACACTCTTTCGGGTTATAGATATATGGTGCCGATGGTGACATCCAAGATCCCCAAGCAGTGGTCTTACTCCTATGTGGTGATTGTTCTTCAAGGTCCACGATACCATAGAAGTTGAATCCAATACTTTTCATTATATTCCAAATTTCTGAGACCATGAATATTCTACCACCTTTAGATTGTCTGTTAATCTCATAAGGAATGTTCACTGCAATACGTCCGTCATCTTTCAGAATTCGATAGGCTTCTCTCAACCAATTGTTGGAGAAAACTTTATATTGATCAAAATCAATATCATCTTCGAAAGAATCATAATCAATTCCTACACCGTATGGTGGTGAAGTAACAATTAGGTCTACTGACTTTTCTGGCATTTCAGACATAACTTTGATACAATCTCCGTTGATTATTTTATTGATATATTTTTCCATTATAGTTTTCCCTCTTGTTTCATTTGTTCTCTGATCTTAGTTGCAGATATTTCACTGACTTCTTGTGGTGGTATATGTTCAATGATATCATATCCAACTCCTCTTCCGAAGTTTACAGATTCAATATCAGGTATAACCATAACCTTAACTCTTTCTTGAGCAATCAATTCCCAAAGTTCTTTCAGAATATTCGTATGAACTTCGTGAGCAAAGAATGGATTTTTTTCATCAGGTTTTATATCTCTGATACATATTAATACGTTTTTACCCTCTTTAAGTCTTTGGTCAATTAACCACCTGTGACCTGAATGCCATGGTTGCCATCTACCAATGAACATCGAATACTGTTTTGCCCCTGTATTTTTTAATTTAGGGTCTCCCTCAACGTGAATTTTTTGCATAATCTAAAACTTTTTTTACTGATTCTTCAACACTTTCATTTGTTGTATCAATGTCTAAATAATTTTCAGTTGGTTGTCCGTACTCCTTCACAAAGTAATCTTCTCGACCTCTCGTTTCAGATGTGTGAACATAGACCTCAATTAAGTTATCCCCCATCTTTTTCTTGAACTTATCTCTTTGGTCTTTGTATGGAGAAACTAAAGATACCAAAACATCTTTACTTTTATTGGTAAGGTATTGAGCAATTTGTTGAGCAAGTTCAATGTTTTTTCTGCGACCTTGTTCAGAGTAATCTTTATTCTCGAACAGGTCTCTCAAATCATCACCATCAATATGAAAGATTCTATTGTCTTTTAATTCCAAGATTTCTTTACAAATTGTTGTCTTACCTGAACCGGGTTGTCCAGTCAACCAAATAATCATTTTTCTAAGTTTTTAATTTTTCTATCTAAATAAAATGCCGCTTTTTTCAAATCTTCAAGTTCTTTGGTGTCATCTTTCTTACCCGCTCTTGCCACATACTTTACCACGTTGAAAAGATATGCATCGAAATCCAATCCCCATGCCTCACAGACTTTAATTACTTCATATGGATTATCAGCTCCTCCGTAGTGAGCTGGTCCGTTTACCATTTCTTTACTCATTTTTTCCCCATTTTTTTTCCATGTAATCAATGTAATCTTGTATTCTATTACCATTGTATAAGAAGTATACAAAATAATAATCCCAAATCCAGTCTAACTTTCTCAATAACTTTTTCATTATTTAGATTTTTTTCTGGTTTTTACAAATGGTTGACTTTCATCATAGCCT